GATTCAAAGGAACTGAAACACTTTCTGAGATTTCATCGAATCAGATTTCGACATATTGGACAAGAAAATTACCGAATATCAGCAACGGTTCAGTCATTGAACCAACACGTCAGATTGCACCGGTCGTAAAATATATTTGTAATAATTCGAAGTATGCCGGAATTGTCGATCAATTATCGTTGAATGAATTCAATGCGTTCTGGAACAGCAAGAATTTGACACTTGACGGAACGATTGATCAGTCATCAACATTACTTGATGTATTGCGTGATGCGCTGAATGTTGGTTTTTCCTCTCCGGTTGTCATTAACAACAAGCTGTCTTTTGTTCGTCTTCACGAACAGGCGGAAAATGAACCATTGACACAAATATTCAGTCCGCAGAATATGACAAAATCACCTGTCATTACATTTTCACTGCCAAGGGATGACGAAACACAGGAAATTGTTCTTGAATACACGTCACCGGAGACATACAAGACTGAAACAATTTTCTGTTCATTGGATGAAAACGGCGACAAGGTCATTTCAAGTTATCCGAATTCGGACAAACAGGAAAAGATCCGCGCATGGGGTGTGACAAGTGCTGCACAGGCACAGGCAACAGGCATGCGCCGGTTGCGGTATCTGAAGAACACACGTGTCACATACACGATTGAAACTGAACTTGACGCACTGAATTGTCAGTTCAACGATCTTGTCGGTCTGTTCTTGGACGAGGAATTTTCAAATATCACCGGTCGCGTTCTGGCATCAGACGGAACAACGATCACTGTTGATATGGAAATTCCTGAAACATACGCGACAGGCACTGTCTACATTCGCCAGACTGACGGAAAACCGGCATCATATGTGTTCACGCGTGTCAATTCACATCAATTGACAATTGATTCCGCGTTGACATGGAATGCTGATTTCGGTGTGTCAATCGAATATCCGTTTTTTGCGATCGGTGAACTTGTGAAATGTTGGGTAACAGAAATTCAGCCGAGCGACAAAAAATGCACGGTTAAACTTATAAACTATAATGCAGAGGTGTTCACCGATGATCTATAAATGCGCATGCTGTTATGTCGATGCAAATTATATTGAACCGGCAATTGTGTCGATTAATTCTTTCAGACGATTTAATCCAGGCATTCATTTGATTGTCGGCTATGAATCCGGAATGAATCTTGATTTGCTGTCTGCAGCTGTCGGCAATGATGTCGAATTCAGGGCAATTGATGTTCCTAATCATCAGATTGTCATTTTTTCTGAAGTGGGAAAAAATAACCGGTTATTCAGTTTATTTGTTCCAGACAGGCGGGCAATGTCCGCATATGCTGCAAGAATAATGATGTTGTCTGAATTAAAGAATGAATTCGATGTGATTCTCAATTACGATCTTGACACAATTTTTTGCGGCAGTCTGAATAGATTGATTCAGGAATGCACACCGGCGGAAATTTCCGGTGTGTCTGAACGAGAAAACCGGAACAGATGGATGACAAAATTGAATCTGAAAGAAATAATCACGTCGGATTCATACATCAACACCGGCCTTGTCGCATATGGTGCGAATGCAATTCAAGATTTGTCTATTTATGATTATTTTGATTTTTTAAAAAAATATCCTGATGACATATATTGTCCGGAACAGGATTACATCAATTATAGGTATTCAGATAAAATCAGAAACATTCCGGCAGCATATAATCTGATGTTTACCGACAGAAATTATCGGTGTGTGTCTCCGGTGATGATCCATTTTGTCGGCCTTTTTAAACCTTGGTCGGATTCCAGGGCGATTGACGGTGCCGATTTCTACTTCGGAAAATACCTTTCCGAAGTTCGGAAAAATGCCGAATATCTCACCGACGAATTTGTGAAAAAAATACAAAGAAACGTCAATTTTTCAAATTTGTGATTGCATATCAATATTAAATAATGCTTATCTAAACAGCATTCATTTTCGATTTATTATATATACAAAGAGAGGGGGAAAGCGTGCAAACGCTTGTTTGTTGTAGATATAAAGGGGAAAAGAAAATGGATGAAGTAACACATACCATTTTACCAAACACCGCCGGTGGCGGTTGGGGTGGCACTGCACTTGGTGCCGGTTTCGGTGGCTTAATTGGTTCTTGGTTGGGCAATGGTGGTTTCGGTGGTTTTGGTGGCAATCGTGCCGGAATCGGATATGATACCGGCGCACTGAACGGCATTCAGGGTCAGTTGAACAATGTTTCCGGTCAGATTGCAAATGCAGATCGTGACCTGTTAATGCAGACTAGCAACCAGAATCAGTTTATCGGCAATCTTGTGAATTCGACCGGTGATGCAATCGTTGGTGCAATCAATTCAACTGCAATGAATACCCAACAGGGCATATATAACAACACATTGAATCAGATTCAGTCACAAGGTGCGACGAATCTGGCAATGTGTCAGGGTTTCGGCGGGATCAATTCATCAATTGATCGTGGTGTCGGTGCGCTTAATCTGAATATTGCTGACCAGGCAGCGCAGTCACGTCTTCAGGCTCAAGAACTGGCAAGTCAGCAACAGGCATGTTGTTGTCAGGTTCTTAGAGCAATTGAAACCGAGGGGTGCGCAAACAGAGAATTGCAGCGCGAGATCCAAACACAGGGATACCGCGATCAGCTCGCTGCAAAGTCTGCCGAAGTTGAATCTTTAAGGGAACAGATTATCAATATGAATGCGATGGCACAGCAGACAGCTACAATCATTAACGCGCTTAAACCGGCAACCACAACCGCCGGTGCATAGTGCAGTTGTTTGAAATCAATGCCCGATTTCAAAGTCGGGCATTTCTGCGAAAGGATTCACAAATGGAAATTATCACAATTAAGAAGCATGTTTCCGAAAAAGATGCGCGGAACGATGATGATATATATCACGGATCACCTGATGCCGAATTCATGAAGATGTCGCATGAAGTTGACAAAAACCCGCCGGAAACTTGGAAAAAATATGATGTAAACACCGACCAGGGCATGAAGAAAATAATTGAAATGGAATATCAAGAATTGATGAATGCCAAGACACATGATGAAAAAATAACAAATATATATCACCTATCTGTTGCATTACTTCGGTATTGGCGAATAAATCATGAATGAAATAAGTCAGAATTATATTAACAATCTCTATGGGGCAAATTCATTGCCCGCACTTAATTTGACGCAGATTGACGGATTTGAACCAGTGCAGCAGTTCACGGACAGTTCGGGGCAGACGTGGAAATTGATAAAATCTGCAAATTCCGGAATGTGCGAGATTCCGGACCCGCGAAATTTAAACATAATTGATTATTGGAATCATGAACATCCGGCAAGTTCTGGCAAGGTGTTTTTATACGTTGTAGAGGGTGTCAGGATTCCTAAAACTTCACGTGAACAGGCATGCAAGATTCTTTATTGTTGGTTTTCACAGGTCAACAACAAAGCATTCACACCACAGATGATCAAGGCGAATGAATGGCTGTTGGCAAATGTCTATGCATCGGAAATCACGGATGCAAGGGTTAGCAAGCTGAAAGCTATTTGTAAATATGAAGAAAAGACGCAACCGGTTCAGACGGTTCCGCCGTCAGTTCCAGAACAGCAGACACCATTAATCGACATAGGATTGATCAATGACACCAGAACAGGAAACAAGACTGAATCAGTTGATTCAGATAATAAGAGAGAGCGCCGAGGAAATAATCGACAGGGGAATGACTGAACGTGATTTATTAATGTTTCTATATCAAAAGGGATTCGATTTTATAAGCAATCAATCGAATCAGAATATCATTGATATTGGTTCGGTCGGCCTTGCATTCTCAATTGTCAGAGATATGAAAAAATAAAGAAAAACCCGCAAATAAATTGCGGGTGAAAACTATTAAGGACTGTATGTGTTTCGTTACGTTTACCAAAGTTGATTTAAATTCATATGGCAGTTCTTATTTTAACAAATATTTGTCGATTAAATCAAAGTATTCTGAATGTTCCAAGAATAATTTGACTTCAATCTCAAATTTTTTGGAAATTGCCAATCTTCCGCATTCAATGGCTTGAACTGTATAAACAGACTTGCCGATCTTGGCTGCAAACTGTTCTTGCGTCAACTTCAGTTCACAGCGTAGTTCCGTTAATTTATCAATTGTTAATTTGACATTACGTTTCATGATAAATCCTTACATCCACATAATGAAATAGGTGAAAACGATGCAGAAAGCAAAGAAAAGAATGCAGCAGATAACGTCCTGAATTTCACTTTTAGTCATTTGGGTATACCTCTTTAATATATCTCTTTAAATGTCCGGTGGTGCCGGACGGAAAAATGTTGCCGTTGTTTATATCTCACATATTATGATTTTGTTTTCGTTCAGTATGAAATGAACTTCGAATTTGTTCAGTTCATCAAACATGCGGTTCAATCGTCCAATGGTGGTTTCAATGTTATCGTATTGAATAACAATTTTGTCTTCACAATCGACAAGTTCGGCAATGTCTTTTGTGGTTATAAGTAATAAAAGATCATTGCTGTCTGCCTGATTCTTGATGTTTTCAACCATTTCAAAAGCGACTTCAATTTGTTCCTGACTGATCCCTGTCAGCTTGGTGTAATAAGACAGAAATTCGCCATCACAAAGGACATCATTAATTCTTTTGCAGAAATCTTGGATGGTTGGTTCGTCATCAATCTGTTCCATAATGTCGCATACACAGGTAAACCAGAAACAGTTATAAAAATCAGTCTCCCATGAATTCATCCACAAGGTTTGTGCGGCTAAGAAAACAATTTTGCGAACAGTTGTTTCTTTCATTTCTCTTTCCTCTTAGTATTCGTGAATCTGTTTGTCTAAGTCAGTCATTGCATGACAGTCCACAAAGTCGCCGTTTTCATCAACTTCGTTGACAAATGCAGCAGTAATGTATGAAACACGTGTATGACTAAGAAAAACACCGCAGTCAGCGTTGATTTCATTGAACACATCCAGGGCAGATTCAAGATTGTCGAATTCGTCGTACACGTCAGCATTCATTTCATAGGATTCAAGGAAACTGCCGATTTCATGATTGAAAATCTTGTCATTGTCAATTGATTCGCCGTGGATTTCCTTGGTGTTGGTGTATAGAATATATTTGTTCATGTTTATACCTCTTTAGTTATGCGGGGCAATGCCCCGCGTGAATCTTGGCGAAATTAAGAATTTAATTCAACGTCAACTAAGTCACCAAAAGTTCCGACACCGATGTGCGCAACAGCAATTGCATATGAATAATCGATAGAACCAAGATCGTTGACATCATCAATCGGAAAATACAGATCAACAACATCAGCAAGAACTATTTCATCAATAGCAGTTCCGGTTGCCTTTAAGCAAGGGCGGGGATCGAATGGGCAAGAAAAAACATCGTCAGTGATTTTTTCTGCAACAGCATATTTTTCAGCAAATTTTTTCATTTTATTCAGTCCTTTTTGGTTAATTACTTATAAATTACACAAACAAATGTCAGTCAGTTCATTGTTTTCATCCAACAGATAAGTACAATTTGCAACACATGTGTCTGACCACCAAAGATCGCAACTATCAACATCACGTTCGCATTCAGCAACTTTATCAGACACAATTTCAAATGCTTGAGAAATTGAATCACAGCAAAAAGAGAAACAATCTAAATGCTGATAACGTTCTTGATGATCACCGATGTTTGCCTGGGTGAAGTTAATTTTAAATTTCATGCTCATTTTTACAGTCCTTATATTTGATTTATCCTTGGAACTTGTTTGTGTTCCTATCTGTTTTTAATTATACAAACAGATACAAATAAATACAAACTAAGAACAATAAAAAAGTGCTAATTTGTATAAAATTGTAGGATAAATCACAAATTAGCACTGAAAAAAAATTAGAAATTAACAAAGAATTAACGTTGCATGTTGTTGTTCTGCCAATTTCCGCGATTGTATTGATTATTTGGCTGTTGCTGTTGCTGTTGCCAATTATTCTGTTGGTTCTGTTGATTCCAATTGTTTTGTTGTGGCTGTTGGTTCTGCCAACTATTCTGTTGTTGTGGCTGATTATATCCGCCGTTCTGATTAGTTCCAGACGGCAACATGACAAGGTCATTCGCGATTATTTCAGTGATTGTTCTTTCTGCGCCGGTCTGATCAGTGTACTTTCTTGAACGAAGTTTGCCGGAGACAAGAACGGCAGATCCCTTTCGGAGATACTGACGGACAATGTCAGCGAGTTTTGACCAGAAAACGACACGGTGCCATTCAACACGTTCTTGAACCTGTCCGTTCGCGTCCTTGTATGATTCATTAGTTCCGACTGATATTGTTGCAACTGAAGTTCCGTTCTGAAGTGTGTTGCATTGCGGATCTGTTCCCAGATTGCCGGCAATAATAACTTGATTATATCCTTTCATGATTATTCCTCTCTTAATGGTGCGGACAAATGCCCGCACCTGTTTCAATTACTGATTTTTCAATTCATTCATTTTCTTATCATAGAGATAATTTAAAGCAGCCTTGTCATTAGGTGGCAGTTGTGACATTTGGGCAATGTTCATGCCGAAAAACTGCAAGGCGGTGACGTTCTGCGCACGTTCAATGATTGCTGCAAGTTCCTTTCCGATGTCTGATGTCGGTGTCGGAATAGTCTGTTCCGGTTCAGCAGCTTGATTTAATGGTGGCAGTGGGGGCATTTCCGGTGTTGGTGGAAAATCACACTGAATGTCTTGTGTGGCAACAGATTGATCAATTCCTGTTTCCTCAAATTCTGCCGGAATATCCGGTGGAATATCTGCCGGTTCTGGAACCGTCACAGGCTGTTCAACAGGTTGTTCAACTGCAGTGACCGTTTTTCTTTTGCGTGTTTTCTTGGCCGGTGTTTGCAGTTCAGGAATTTCAACAGTTGCTGTTTGTGATTGAATCTGATTCATCAGTTCTGATTGTTGCTGTTGTTCGATTTGTGCCACCGGTGCAGATTGAATTTGCGGTTGAATATTATTGTCATTGATTACCGGTTCAATGTCTTCGGGAATTGTGGCATCCATTGTCATAATATTGTCGTCTTCAGCATACGCACAAATATTGAATGCCTTTTTAATTGAATTTACAAATGCCCTGTTCTGCAACATTTGCATTGGCTGATTTGCCCATGGTTCAGATCCGGTGTATGCCTCATCAAAGAAAGTTGTCACACAGACAGGATGTGTTCTGTCTTTACGATATACAATGCATTTGATCCAGTCAGCGACAGTTCTTTTGACATTTGTTGTGACTTTTGATCTCTGTCCGCCGGAATAAGAGGTTTTCACAAAATTCAATTCACGTTCGCGAACGGGGCCGAATTCAAAATCCATGCCGTCGAATTGTGGTGACCTGTTTGCGATGGTATTCCAACCATCAATTGAAATCACAATTGCAAGTTTTCCGCGAGATACGAAACCATAAATCTGTTTAACCATTGGATTCAGATTCAAATTCGCACACTGAACAAGGAATGTGAAGACGTCGTGTTTGGTGATGAAATCCTTGCCGTTATTTGACAGCATGTTTGCGCAGAAATTGAAAAGCACCGGCGCGGTGACCTTCAGTGAAAGTTTCTTGATTACGTTCAGTGTTTCATCGACAAATTCTGCCGGCATTGATTCGCCGAACGAAGAAACCATATTGTTTTGATTGATATTCTGTTGGTTTTCCATAATTATTTATTTCCTTTTTTCTTGGAACTTGAAAAGCGAAGTGTTCTGTTTTCATCAAGTTTTTTGATTGTGTACTTCGCAACAAGTTGTTCATATGTCTTTCTTTCAGTTTCTGACATTGCATCAACATTCAGTGATGATCTACTAGATGCACGGAATGTTGCAACCTTGTTTCCGTCAGCATCCAACAATTCGTCATTCACACCGATGAATTCGATGATTTTTTTCTTGATTTCGTCCTGTTCATTTTCAAGATTATCAATTGATTTTTTCAGATCTTTATATTTGGCAATTAACATCGAAACATCCTGATTTGCGATGATGACTGATTTTTCTTCGAAATAAGATTTGATGAAATCGTTTGATGTTGGTTGCGGTGCGACATCTTTCAGGACGTTTTGACACCAGAATTCAGAACACTTTGAATAAATCAGTTTTGCGACAGTCTCATTAAAAGGGATGACAAAAATTCGAAAGTCATTACCACCAATGAGAGCAGCAAGGAAACATTTGTGAATGCCGGTGACTAGCATGTAATGTTGACACTGAAAATAATAATTCAGTGGCACATCAGTTTCTGATTGAATACCGATCATGTTTTCATCGTGAAATTGTTCGTCTGAATACCAGGCAGCAGATTTATTGAATTTGCTGTCGCTATATGCTGACGCAGTTTTGCATTCGAGGACTGCCGAACGTGTGCCATTAATAGTCACAAGTCGGTCAACATTGCCGACTAACCAGGGCGCAGATTCTAGCGAATAATGCTTATTAGAGCGAGAGACAGAAAAACCGGTTAATTCTGCAAAGTGACGTGCCACAGTGTCTTCAAGGATAGTTCCCCATTTTGTGAAACGATTAGAAAAACGATCTGTCTTTCGGCCGGTTTTATTCATCCAAACATCAAAAGGTGTTTTGCCGAACGAATCAAGGCCAAGAACGGCAGAAACTTCAGAACCACCAATGCCGAGCAAACGACGGGTGTGCCAGACTTCGTTTTCGTCATCATTGACGTGTTGCATCATGATCTGCAACTTGCGTTTTTCGTGAAGTTCAATATCTGATTTATCCATATAGATGTAAATACCTCATAACGATATAAAAGAAAATTCACACTTAAAATTAAGTGTTCTTTAATCATAATATTTTTTATATCATTTTTCAAATGTCTGATTGATGCCAATTTGACAAAAATCACAATGTTTTTATATGTGGAATTATTACACTTTAGAGGTGGAATATATACACTTTACAAGTGGGATAATTCCATTATAGAAGTGTATTAATTACACTTTTGAAGTGGAATTTTTGCTTTTTACAAGTGGAATTTTTGCTTTTTACAAGTGGAATTTTTGCAAATGTACTTATTTATTAATATAAGATAACAAAATAAGATAACAAAATAAGAAGGGGACACGTTTTTTAAAAAAATTCTGCAATCATGACAGGACACGTTGTTTTCACAATTTATTTTTTTCTTTTTATTTTTTGTGATTTATTTCTTGAAAAGGAAAAGGAAAAAGAAATAAAATAAAAAACAAGTTAAGGAAAACTTTATAAACAGGAATATAAAAATGAAAAACACAGCGACATTCCGACAGTTAGTTTATTGTCTCCGTCCGCAGATTAAGTGGATGAAGAAAAGAGAAAACAGGGAAAAAATAATAATTGCATTAGAAAAGGAAATTGCCCAGAAACTAGGAATCAGTGTTCAGGCCGTTATTTTTTGGAGAAATTCAGAAAAAGTTCCAATGGAAAGGGTTGTTCAGCTGTCGATGATATACAAGAAAGACATTTATGAATTTTTAGAGATAGAAAGCACAGCAGAGGGGAAGACAAATGATTAATGAATTGGTAAGTTTTAAGAATTTTGTTTTTTCCGGAAATTCCGGACTGTCAACAACCGAAATTGCAGTTCTGTTTTTTATCTTTTGCCAGGACAGAAAGAAATTTGTTTTTTATAAGAATGTCATGAAATCCGCATTGAATATTAAGGATGTGCGCACATTGAATCATGCAATTGATTCCTTAATTCAGAAAGGATTGATAAAAGCTGCACGGCAGATGTTCAGAAATGTCAAAGGCTATATTTTTTCAATTGTCGGAATTGACACTGATTCTCCGGCGCAGAATCAAATTGAATCACGTCCGGCAATGACTGCCGAAGAACCAGAGCAAAAGGACGTTGACTGTAATTATTCAGAACCTGTTGCAGAAAACATTGAACCTGTTGATGTTTCAGTTCCTGATTCAGATTCCGGCGCGGGCGCGGTGTCCGTGTCTCCGGCAGATGTTCCACCGGTTGACGGTTCCGGTGTTCCGGTTCTGGAACTGTCGACCGGCAGAGCAGAGAACAGGAAACCGAATCAATATGATGACATCAGAGACATTCAGGACATGTCGGATGATGAACAAAATGCGTTGCAAGAATTGATGAAAGGATTCGCCGTATGAAAAAAGAAGATGTATTGATTTTTATCGGTGTGATTCTGTTTTGTGTCGGATTTTCCGGATTATTGGCACATTCAGCAAAGCAGAGAAAAGCAGAAACACAAATTATTATCATGGTCGATCAGAACGGCCACATCATCAAAGAACTGACAATTGACGAATTAAGGAAAGAGACAAGCGGAGAAATGAAACATGACAACAATTGATCTGATTGATTTAGCACTGTTTATTTTGTCTGCAATCGGTGTTTTCATCGTTATTCCGATTCTGATTTGGTATGACAACAGATAATTGAAGAAAAATTGATTGAAATTGAGGATTAAACAATGGAACTAGATAAGAGAATTATTGAAGGCAAAAAGCCTTTAGATTGCTTCGATGTTGATATAGCAAAACAGTTCATTGGAAAGAAGGGGTTTTTCGGTGCGCACGAATCACAATTCATGAATCTTGATTCTTGTCCGAAGTGTGTTGTTGACGAATTGAAAGAGGTTGATAACTATGATGACTGCCCTTTTATGACAAGTGGTAGTCATTGTTATAGAAGATTTTTACCTGAAGAATGGGTGAAAGAATCTGAAAAATACAGACCTTATACACTAGCAGAATGGGTTGACCAGCATGAAATCGGTGAAGTAATCCATTTTAGAAATAAGGATTATAAGCAAGAATTTTATGCTATGTATGTTGGTTATGTTATTGATAACGGTGAAGATATTCAAGATACCAGAACAACAGGCAGAATAATGTTAATGACCTGGGCATATTCTTTAGAAAATTTATTTGAAGATTATGAAATTGAAATGAACGGCGAATGGCGGCCGTTCGGCGTACTGGATGACAATAAATAATTGATTAGTGGGGTGTATATGGATTTGGATAAAAGAATAAAAAACAATCATCGACCTTTA